TCACCATTTTCTCTTGTTGTTATAATTACATATTGATCAGGTGTGTAATTCCACTCTTTTATTTTTAACTTTGATTCATCTTTTCTGTAATACCTTTCAAATTCTAAAGTTTCCCATTGTAATCCATCATAATCATATAATACATTAAACGATTGATTTGTTGGTATTGGGCTACCATTATCTACAACGACAGATGATAAAATCTTATTATTTTTTGTATATGTGCTAATTATTTCATCTTGCATACATAATAATAATGAAGAAAATCCTGCAATTTTTATTTCTCCAAAGTTATCATTTGAATCTTTAGCGAAAAGTGTTTGTTGTGAAGATAAACCATCATATTGCGAATAATAAACTTTTCTTTTTTTCCCAATAGAACCTTTATCTTTTTGCGGATTGATAACCTGCAAAGATTTTATAGAACTAACAGATTTAAAAGATATTTCTACACTATTAACTATAAGAGAATGGGACGGATAATAAAAATCATGTTTTCCATTATGTAAATCTATCCTAACGATAACATCATAATTATCTTGATATGCTGCTTGTTGATTCACAGCTTCAGCATCATCAACCATACTGCTCGGTAAAGATATTAAAGCAAAATTATACTCTCCACTATCTAAAATCGGTACTGATGTGTTTAAATCACCCTTAGCTGTAAGCCAAGTCTCTTCTGATTCACCTAATACGTGATAATATAAAACTGGATACATTTCACCTTCAAACATAATAGAACCTTGCACTAGACCAACATCAAAAGTTGACCCATTATCTGTTCTATTCCAAACCCAATAATGCTGTTCTGGTATTTTTAAATGTGTATCTGGATCAAATTTTGGTGGTACTATAAATCTACCAAGTGTATAAAAAGAATCATCTTGTGCTCTGTATTTTTTTATAATAACACCCATTGAAGCATTTATAGGTGTATTATTGTTATATAAATCTTTACCTAATGGAGTAGTACCATCAGGAACATTATCTTTCCTAAATAAACTATATAAAGATAAACCGTCTACATTTATTGATATTTTTTCTAAATTTTCACTTGTTGATGTTACAACACCCCAATCTAAATTATTAGAAACACCTTTAAAATTAAAATCATGTGTGAAATGTAATGCTTGATTAGTGTAAACAAAACCTTCACTCGCAAAAGAACATTCTGGATCTTCTTCTTTGCTACCATAATTTAATTCATATTCTGTAGGAGTTCCTGGATTTAATTTATTCAAATATGTTATATTTGGGTTAAAATATAATCCACATAATTTATAATGATAAACCCCTAACACACCTTCTCCCTCATCAACCCTTTCTATATCCCAAGAAAATAATGAAGATATATTACTAATATCTGTAACATCTAAATCATACCTTTTAACGCTGGGTTCTATTTCTTGGGCAGCACCTTTAAGTAATGTATTAAGAGGCCTTATGACACCTGGAATATCGTATGGTCTATAATATCTAAACCACGTATCATTTTGTTGATATATTCTTGCATTGATAGACATCAAAGCTGCAAATAATAAATCATAATTTGTTTTAAAACTTTTACTAGATACGTTTAATAATAATTTTTCTAATGTTTGTTGTTCACCATTAACAGTAAACTCTCTTATTATATTTTGTTGTACTTGACTACCAAGTAATTGTATAACAACTTCATGGATACTATAAACACCATTTAAAGTTACATCTTCATTCTTTAAATTTGCTAATTTATCTAAAGCTGTCATTTCCAACATATTCTTACCACCATATTCATATTTAAAATCTGCTGGTTGTAAATAACCAAACCATCTTAAAGATTCATAAGAACCACTATGGTCTACATCTTCTAATAACGAAATATGTATATCTGGTGATTCTACTGATATTAATTCATCAATAATTTCCTGTGATAATTCATCTATTGGTAATAAAATTGAAGCTTCACTACCCCAAATTGTTTCATCTTTCAATTGGTATTTAACTTCAAAAGGTTCTACACCTAATTCATCTATTACATCTAAAGGTCCAGAATACAAAGAATTTTTATAAAAATTAATTCTATAATTTCGACCTTCCATTGATTGAAAATCTGCTTTTAATATATTTGCCATAATCTTAAATTTTAAAAGGGTGAATCCTTAAACTCACCCTTTAATTTTAAATGGTGTTCTACCCTTATATTAATATCTACTCAATCTTACATTTGTTTCATCTATAACTGCAACCAAATCAGTACCTCTTTGTATGAATTGCCCAGTTATATTTATATTTTGTGTGCCAAAGCCCATCATTGATTTTAACTTATCAAGTGGGGCGATAACTTCTGGATTACTTGTAACACCACTATATTCTCCTACTTCTGCCAATGTTCTTCCACTAACAATACCACCTTCTGCGAATTTTGGTGGTTGTTGTGATTTAATAGTTGCGATCTGAAAAGCTCCTGCAGCTGCTGAAATTGCAGCCATTATAAAATTATAAGGTGGTGGTCCTGATCCTAATGCTGATGTAACCGCTAAAGCTGTATTCATTATAGCTTTACCTAAATTTGCTTTTTTATCAGCTTTCCATTGCTTCAATTTCAATTTTGCAATTTCTGCATCAGCTTTTTTTGTTATTTTAGCTCTACGTTTTTCTTTATCTTCTTCAGATAATGCTAACTTATCAACTGCTGCTATTTGTGCGTCTTTACTTCTTACAGCATCATCTATTTGTTGTTGGTTTTTCTCGTGTATAAAATCAAAAACACTACCCCAAAGATCTTGTATAGAACTAGTTAAATTAGAAAATACATCAAGTACCTCATCAAAATCTAAACCTCTAATCCATTCTTCAAATGGAGATTTTAGTGGTGCAATTGTAGCCGAAGTATCTTTACCTAATAATTCTAAAATATTTGATGCATTATCAAAGGTGCTTCCACTGAATTCACTTTCTTTTGCCCCACCTTTTTTACTTTTCATGTGAGAGACCCAAGTTCTATCATTGCCACCAGATGCAGCAGATGAACCGTCTCCTCCAAAATTTTTACCAAAATCTTCAACTTTACCTTTAACGTAATCTAAGCCTTGTTCAAATTTTTCAACCATCCATTTTCCGGCAGATCCAGCAGCGTCTTTTACATCTTGTGCTGTTAGGTAATCAACCATATTATCTTTTGCATCTTTTGTATTCTGTTCGACAATTTCTTTAATTTTGTCGCCCATATTATCAAAATCTGCTATAATATCGTCTACACCAGAAGAAAGAGCATTCTTTACGGCATCCCAATCCCAATCGGCAATACCTTTAAAAACACCTGCAATTGCTCCACCTACAGACTTAATGACATCCCACAATGAACTATATGCTTGTATCATCAATTGGACGTATGCTTTTACAGAATACCAAAGGCCAATCAAAGCATTAGCTATAAATATAAATATATTAGCTATATCTGCACCTAACTGTGAAAAGAAATCTGAAAAATTTGTAAATTTTGCTACCAATAATAAAATAGCTGCTGTTATCACAACTATTAATTGTGGGATAGGTCCAAGAGCCATAAACCAAGCTGCTATGAATTTAGCACCCATCTGTAATGCTTTAAGGCCTGCTACCACCATTGCTTTAATTAATTGATAAAGAAGAACAATTAAACTCTTAAATGGAACCATTACTTTAACAAGAACACCAGCAAATGCCAAAAATGCCCACATAATTCCAGCACTACCTGCGATTATAGCTGTTATCTTTATAAACCCAGCTATAAGAGGAGCATTAGCATTTCTTATAAAGTCTGTAAATACCTTTATTAATGGCATAATAGCTTTAGCAACAAGTCCTCCAACTTCTATTGATAAATCATTAAATGCTGATGACATTCTTTTTAAAGCACCTTTTGAAGTATCATTCATGATAGCTTCCATCTTAGCAGTAGCACCTTGAGCTTGAATTAATTTTGATCTTAATTCATCTATTTCAGCACCACCTCTCGCTATAACAATAGCTGCTGTTGATGCCCTTTTGCCAAATAATTCTACAGCTTTAGCTTCTTGGTCTGTTGCACTTGCAACTTCTTCAATCATATCAGCAAATTCTCTTCCAGCTTTAGTTGATTCAATCAACATCTGTCTTAAAGAAGTACCAGCTCTTGATCCAATTTGTGCATTATTCGCTAACACGCCAAGAGTTGCAGTAAAATCTTCAAATTGCATACCTGATAAATATGCATTTTTACCTGAATACTTTATTGTTTCTGAAAACCTTTCTAAATTCAAAGCAGAATTAGAAAATGCTTCAGACATCATATCTGTAATCATAGCTGCATGACCAGCTGATAATTCAAATTGCCTTAATGTGCTTCCTACTTGTTCTGCTGCAAAACCTAAATCTTCATCAAATGCAATACCTAATTGTACTATAGAACGTTGCATTGATTCTATCTGTTGAGGTTTAAATCCTAATTTAGCTAATTCATATTGTAATGAAGCTACTTCTGTAGCAGTCTTCATAGTTGTAGCACCTATTTGTCTTGCAGAATCATTAAGTTTTTTAAATTCTTTAGCTGTCGCTGATGACATAGCTTTAACTTTTGCCATTTGAAATTCAAATTTAACAAAAGCAGAAACCATAGTTACACCAACAACACCAGCGATAGCGGCAGCAGAAACAGCAACTATGCCAGACAATTTTTTCATTGAATTAGCAAACTTACCTAAATTCTTTTGTGCTGAAACTAAACCTTTACGGAATGCTCGTGAATCAAGCGAAAGTCTTACAGCTATCGACTTATTTTGGTTTCTTGCCATAATTTACCTCCTTATAAGACTTTATATTTTCGTTTATATGTGTTTACATATCTATTATTTTTTATAACCATTAATCTCTAAATATTTTAGCTAATTCTGTTTCTGACAGTTTAGCAAATTCATGTTCTTTTCTAACACTTTGTTCTTTATCAGTTGGTAATGGCATAAACTTTTCAATAGGGGGCATTTTTTTTGAATGTGGTGCTACTGAGAAATACGCTATCGTTCTTGTATTATATAAATCTGACAACTGTTGTTCGTGTATTCTCTTTATTGCCCCTAAAGATATTAAATGAAATTCTGCAATCGTTAAACCCCAAAAATAATTAATATCTAAACCTAAATACCCACAGGCATAGGACACCAATTCATCAAAAGTAGGGGAAGACTCAGATTTGTCTCCCCTTTCTATTTTTTTTCTTCTTCACTGATATCTATAGTCGTTGATTCTGAAAAAGAATTTAATGCACCCATAATATTTCCAGGTGTTGTAGAAAACTCTTCTAATGTATCATCAAATGTTGGAATTTCATCGCTTTTAACAGCTGAAATTATTAAATGTACTATATTATCAATATCGTCAAACCCTGGATCTTCAAAATCCATTGAATTGAAAAATTTCTCTATTTCTGATGGTTTATTTATACCAACAATCTTTGAAAATTTCCTAATTGCGAAATAATCAAACTTTACAAAATATTCTTTACCTTTTACTATAATTTTTTCCATAATCTCTCTCTGAAATGATTTTTAATCATATCTAACGTCAGTTTACAAGTTTTTAATACCTACATACCAAAACAACACAAACTGACCTTAGATCCTCTAATTTAAACTGTCTTTTTTAATAATGGTCCTATACCAGTTAAAGTATATGAAGCTGTCGCATTTTCACCGTCATTTCCTGAATTAATAGAAATGTCTGTTATATATGCATTACCTTGATAATACCAACCACCAGACTGACCACCTTGTGGGGTCATAAATTTTATCACAACTAACTTACTCTCAAACCCATTTATACAATCTGGTTGCCCTAATCCCTCAAAATCTGGAATCATAAGATTAAGTAAATCATCAATTATTATATCTGGTTCTGTCGGACCACCAACTCCAGTAGTTACAGTATAAAGTTTCTCACCAGAAATACTCCAACTGAATGTTCCAGGGATACTTTCATCCCAAACACCACTATCTTTAGTCTTTGCCTCCTTCAAGGCACTTGTTATACTTAGGTCAGCACTCGTATCCATATATCCCGTAGAATAATCTATACCGTCTGTGCTTATATAAACCCTAAGCAATCCACCGTTTATTACACCTGTTTCCATATTATCTATTTTACGCTGTTAAAAATACTAATTCGCCATCACCTTGTAAACTAAAACTATATGTAACATTTTCACCAGAATTACCAGAATTAACAGACATACTGTCAAATATAGCATACCCTTGATAATAACCGTCTGTCACTGATGGTGTCATTAATTTCACCAAAACTGTTCCACCATTTACCAAATAATTAAATATATCCCCTGGGAGTTTGTTTGTTGTTGTTGCTCTTTCTGTATCTGATGCGTATAATGCATCACCTGAAACGCTCCAATCTTTCATACCTTGTATAAAAGACTTCCAACCTCCATTTATTTTTGTCGTTGTTTCTCTTGTGGAATGACTAATAGACAATTCACAAGAAGTATCATGTGCAACCATTACCCCATCTATATATATGCGGAGCATGCTTCCATCAAGTATTTTACTATCACAAGCCATCTTATTTTATTTTATTTTAATTAATTTTTTTGAAGAACTTACTATAGAATCTATTCTTTCCGTAGTAGATCTAACTATTACATCTATCGCTTTCCTTGCTTTATCATTAAATGCTCTTTGTACAAATTCTAACTTTATATTTATACCATTACCTGAACCGCCCTGTTTTATCTTACCAGTCCACCATCCAGTTTCTGTATATCTATCATCAGTACCATTTTCAAAAATGGTAGTTAGTTTTCCATGACCTGTTCCTATTTTTACATCTGATTGAACCCATACTGTAACATAGGCTTTCTTTTTTGTACCTTGTTTAAAAACAAAAGTTGGTGCTAATTTATATCCACCATCAAAAGCAGTAATAACGTTTTTCTTTATTTCTTTTCGTATAATACGCCCACCCTTTTTTAAAGAACTTCTTACTACAGAATTTTTAGTTGTCTGGTCTGACAACCTCTTTAAATCTTTATTTAATTGTGCTACATCTTTTTTATCAAGATATAACACTGGAGCTTTAGTTTTTATTGGCATTATATTTTTTTATTATATTCTACCTCAAACGTTATTATACCCTCGTAACCACGAGTTTTATCATCAAACCCTTCACCTGTACCTGTACAATGTATTGGTCTTGTATTTATTCCATACCCAATTAAAATTTCACCTTCTAATGCATTTCTAACTTCCCAAGATATTTCTTGTAAATTTATATATGTCTTAGAATTAATTTTAACTATAACAGATAATGTGTCTATAACACTTTCATTTTCATAAACGTTAGACTTGACATACTCTAATTCTGTTAAAGATACCGAATATGTTAAATAGGGCATTTCAGAACCATCATCTGCAATAATAGGAAAAACTTTTTTACCTATTAGTGATACTAATGGTGGATAATTTCGCAATTTTTCATTTATTAATACACCTATCATAATACATTATCTTTACTTAGTTTGCATTTTATTAAAGTAACTTCTTCATGGATATGTTGAACGTAAACTATTTTATATAATTGGCTTTTATATTCAACTAACATCTTAGTAGTAACATTTTCATCAAATCTAATTGTAAATTCGATAGTAACCTGTTCTTTCATTTGGTCTGCAATTTCATAAACAGCACCACTAACATATTTTCTATCAGAACGAACACTTCTATATAATGACATAGTTTTTTCAATCTCACCATATTCATTTAATGAATCTATCAATTCCATTATATTAATTCGATATCGCAAATTACCTGCGAATGTCCTACCTTGTATCATAGCTTAATATTGGATTATATGTGGTGATAATAAATTGTAAATAGAACGATTTGCTTTACTCCTATAATCTATATAATCAGAACGTTCATTGTCATATAACGTGGTTGTGTTTATCAAAATTGCCTGTATCATAATACTTGGAACTTCTGAGTCTTCATAACCTGTTAAATACTTTAAAACAACTTTAGTATTCTGTAATAATTTTTCTGGTAATATTTCTATGTAAAATTCATATTGATCTTCTTCTACTAAATAATCATCTTCTGTTAATAATATTTCATTATCATCTTTATCATAAACAGAAACAGATATTATAGAAATCAAAGGTGATTCTTTTACTATCAACTTTCCTGAAAAATAATTTTTAATGCTGTGGGTAACTTCTGTTTTAAATATAGAACCTTTAATTATACCGCTGCATCTCTGTTCCGATGTATCTATAAACCCTTGAATTAGCGAATCATCTTCTGTAAAAGTAAGTTCGAGATTCATTTGATTCTTTGCTTGTTCTAAACTAATTGGAGAACCAATAACTTTTCGTTTTTTAACTTCAAATAATCTCATATCTTTTTATATATAAAAGGGGGGCAATTACCCCCCAATATTTAAAATCCTATTCAAGGAGATTGATTATGCAATTGAAGCATCAGTATAAGAACTGAATGCGGCTGTATTTCTTAATACAGCATCTGCTAATCTGTTTACGGTGATTTCAATTTCACCAGTTTTTGCCTTAGAATATGGGTTTACGATAATTTCAATACCATCCCAGAAACCAATAGTAGCGTGACTAAAGTCTCCAAAGACAATACCTTTATCTGGAACCCAAGAACTTCCCATAGCTTTATAGCCATCATAAGTTTCACCACTCTCAAATTTTCCATTTAAGATAGTTCTACCACCAGATGAATCATTGATTGCCTTATGTTTAAGACCACCAAATAAAGCCCTTGTCATAACAAACTGACCACCATTAGCTTCAACTGTTTCTTCTAATTTTGTTAAAGTTTCTGCATCTAAAACTGTTGCGGCAGGAATTGAATTTCCAGCATCATCAACGGCCATAGTGATAACTTTCTTAGAAATACCAGAATCAATACCTTCTACCATATCAGATATGATAGCAGAGAATAATCTTGAATTACCAGAAGCTAATAACTCTTTAGAGAAAGTTTCTGTTAAACCAATTCTCTGTGGTTTGATTTCAACTTGTGTTGGTTTGTTTGGATTAGTGATAACAGTTGTTGATTCACCAGGGAAAGTTGCAACGTTGTGGATCTGAGTAGGTAATCCTAAATTACCATTAAGACCTCTTAATACTTTACAACCCAAAATTGAATATATTGGTGTTGGAACTATGATATCTAAATCAGTTGCAACATCTTTATGAGTAATAGCAGCACCGTCAATAGTGTTCATTCTCATATACTCTTCTGGTATTAATAAAGTGTTGTTGTTTGTTATCTGTATACCTTGATCAGAAGCTTCTTGCCTCATTTTCTCAGCAATACCAGTAATATTGCCATCATTAGCCATTCTCATAGCATCTGCAATATTAAAAGATTCTACAGCATTTGGTTTAGGTGGGTCAAAATTTTGACCTTCTAATGATCTTGCTAATTCTTCTAATTCTATTGCTCTTTCGATCATAGAATCTAAATCTGCAATCTCAGATCTAAAAGCTTCATATTCAGAATTTTCATCTTCTGTTAAACTTCTTTTTTCTGTAGACTGCAATTCCGCTAATTTTTGCATTCCTTTGATAGCGGTTGCTCGTTTTTGTTTTAATTCATGTACTTTCATAAATCTTACTTTTTCAATTTTTCTATTTCTTTTAATCTATTATCCGCTTCATCGGAAAATTTCCTTTCAAGCTCAGTTTTTTCCTGTGCTTTTCTTTCAAGCTCAGCTTTTTTTTCCTGTGCTTTTCTTTCAAGCTCAGCTTTTTCTTCGTCTTCTTTAGTAAAACGTTCAGTGATTTCTACAATGCTTTTCTGCATTGCTTCCATACGCCCAACTAAATCATTATATTGTTCTACTTCCATATCTATATTTATTTCATTATCTAAACTAAATCTTTGGCATATTCCATTTTCACAAAACCCTTCTATTGGTTTTGTTGAGTTAGCTATAAAATCTTCAGACATATTTCTTGCTTCTATATTTGTAGAAGCATAAGCACCATTTGTAACTAATGCTATATCTGCTAATCTATCAACTTTATTAACAAATCTTAATAATTCACCAGTTTGTCTATCTCTACTCCACGAAACATTTTTTTCCAATGAGCCAAATCTAAAGCTCGATTCAAAAATATCACCACGTTTTACCTGCTCATAAGTATCATTGCCCAATTGTGTGTCTGGTACTTCTATTTCATATCTTAAACCATAATCATCAACATATAATTTTAAAGTTCCTGATTTAGTCCTACCAAGCATATTACTATCATTATGATTAGTATTTGCTATGACATTTAATCCTTCAGAACGTAATACTTCGTCAAAAGAACCTGTTTTGATTATTTCCTTAAACCTACGACCACCTTCAAAAATTATTCTTGATTGTTTATTAAATACAGAAGCATACCCTTTAATGTATCGTTTTCCATCTTTAGAAAACGATCTAATTTTCATTTCAGCTTTTTCCATAATTATTTATTTTACTTCTTTTGTACTGGGATCAGAAGACTTAGGTGTACCAGTTTCATCTAAACCATATTTTTCATATAATTCTAATGGGATATATTGCAATTGTGTATAATGGTAATCTCCCCATTCTGAATCAATACTCTTATTTCCTAATTTTTCTGCACCTTCATTTGGTGTTAAAATTCCAGATTTAACCTGTGTTGATATAGCAGTTGTCTTACTAACTAAATCTGCTGATAGTAATATATCAGTATCAAATTGTATAGTAACTCCATTACTTAAATCATCATCATTGAGTAGCTTAAACGTCAGCTCAGATTCGTAAATAGCAACAATTGGTGCTATGGTATAGTTTCTAAAAGTTAATGAACTTGATTCAGCATTATCACCAGTAGTATCTCCTAACATATATAAAGGAATATGATAAGCACCTGCTACATCATGTTTCTTTAATTTTAAGGTTTCTACTAATTGTGCATCTGCATAATTGCTCGCTATACTAACAAGTTTTGTATTTGGTGGAAGAGGAATAACTTTTCCAGCATTTTCTGGACCACCAGATGTTTCTGCAAAATCCTTTTGAGCTTGCTGTAATGCTTTTATATTTCTACTATCACCTAAACTACTTTCTAATGCTAATGTAGAAGTTGCTTTGTTTTTATAAAAATTACTCACGGTTTCACCTGCTTGTTGTACTATATTTAAATCACGTGCTAATGCGTATATTGGAGATATACCGAAAACACCATTATCTGTCATAGTGGTGAAATGTAACATATCATCACCAGATACTACTTCTTCTCTCCTTGTTTCTGGAGAACCAATACCTATTTCTATTTTGTATATTATCTTACCGTTTACCTTAGAAATTTTTGCAGATATTACTGAATCTGGATGTACTATTTCAAACCAAGAAGCATACCCACTTTTATCTCTATGTATCCAAGCAAATGCATTTCCATAATAGCCTCTATGATATTCTAAAGTAGACCAAAACTTTTGAGGGCTTTGATATGAATTAGGTCTGTATCTTAAAAGTTTAAATAAATAATGTTCTTTATTTAACGTAATCCCTTCTTCACCTTTTATTTTTACATTAACAGGCATCCTTGATACATTATCTGCTAATATACTGCAACAAGTGTAGATTATACTATTAGCTTCTCCGTCTGCTATTTCGACTGTATTACTGGGTATTCCGATTCTAGCACGAAAATTAAATCCTATATTTGACATCGTACCCCAGATATTATTAAATATTCCCATATTATATTATTTCATTTTCTTCTTCTATTTTTTCTTCAAATGTTTTATTCCATTGTTCTAAAAATTCACCTTCAAAATTAAAATTATCTCTTAACCAACCTGCTATCGCCATAGATAAAGCTACTGCTCCATCAACAGAATCATGAGATTTATTCTTTGCAATTTTAACATTTCCGTTTCCATCTTGCCATAAAACAATATTTCTAAACATCCACCTAAGAACAGGGTTCTTACCCATAGTTATTCTTTCATCAAGAATTAATTTCTCTAAAAATTTAAGTGGGAAGTTAAAATATGAAGTGTTTTGAGGTGCAACTTCACATTTAATATCTAAGTCTAATTCTACCGTTTGAATTAACATACTACTATTCCAAGTATCGTAATCAATTGTTTGTACGTCAAATATATTACTATAATATTCTATTCTACTTTTTACCGCATCATAATTTATTGTTCTTGTTTTATGTTGGATAACCCATTTTTTATCTATCCATTGTTGTATATCAACACCACTTGTTCTTAATTTATTTTTATCATTGTTTGGAAAATAAAACTCCGGAACAACATAAAATTGTTCTGTATTAGGGTCTTGTAGAACCCAAACTAAACTTGCAAAGTCTCTTGTAGAAGCTAAATCTATACCACCCCAAGCCTTCCAGCCATACATTTCTTTTTCATTAAAGCTCTTAAAACAATTCTTATAATCTGCATCACTAATCCATTGGTCTAATGAATCTTGATACATATTAAGATTCTTTGTTATAAAATTATGCCTTTCAATGATTGAATCTTTAGCTTGCTCCCACTCCATAGACAATGCGTTATCTGGAATTGTAACACCTAAATTTGGATTAGCCTTTGACCATTTAGTAACATCCTCAATATCATCGTCTTCATCCAATTCATATAATGCATAAAACATTGAATCATTTTGTAATTCACCATCAAGTACAGCCTTAGCCCTTTCTAACATTTTATAAAAAGGTTTTTCTTTATCTGTTCCTGCCGTACTGGTTATTATAACCAAAGGATTGAACCTTGATAATATACCAGATTTAATAACATTATATAATTCTAAATCATTATGAGCATGCATTTCATCAATGATAGCACCATTTGGATTTAATCCATCTAATGTTTCTGGTTTGGCTGCCAAACTTTTAATAATAGCATCACCGTTTACTTCATGTGTTATCTGGAATTGGTTTATCTTAGACCTTTTCTTTATTATAGGACTATTTTTAACAATACCTTTAAAATATTTTAAACCCTGACCAGCTTGTTCTCTTGTTGTGGCTAACAAATAGGTTTCACTATCATATTCATAGTCATAATAACTTATATACATAAGTATAGCAACTGTGAACATAGTTTTACCAGATTTTCTTGCTGTATATAGTAAAAGATATCTATACTTTCGCATATCATCTTTTTTTCTATGCCACCCAAATACTTCAGATACAATCCAAGCCTGATATGGTGTAAGTTTAAATTGTTCTGGTCTTCCTTTAATTGGTATAAATAAAAAACTAAAAAATTTGTAAACCCTGTCTACTGCTTTTTGGTTAAAATAAATATCAGACCGTTTTTTATCAGCTTCAGATCTCTCTATTTGTTTTTTAATATACTTGTTTACTAAAATCTTACCAGACATAACACCTGTTCTATATTGGTTTGCCCTTCTCTTTACTAAACTTATAAATTTTTTATATGGTAGTATTTCTTCTCTATGTTTTCCTTTAGGTAATTTCTTTTGATGTTTTTTATAAGATGCAACTGTCCTACCCATAATGAAACATTTTAAAAATCATCTTCGTCTTCTTTTTCGACGCCAATATCAACCCTATCTCTTGTGGATAGACCAAGTTTCTTACTTAATTCATTTATCTGTTTCATAGCATCAAAAAATATACTAACTGAATGGTTTCTTTGTAGTACTGTACTTGTAGCACTAACATTTGCAACAACACCTCTTTCTTCTATATCAAAAAATGACATATCTGCAATTTTTATTGAATACACCAACCCATCAATTAGAATATCATCTACTTCGTCATACAGTTTTAAACTTTTTAATTTCTTAATTAAATCTTTCCTGTATTTATTATAATCTCTTGAATCCAGCTTACACAGCTTTAATTCTTTTAAGATTTTTTCTTTCTGTTTTTCTGTCATAATCAATCTTTTTACGTTAGGATTTCAGAATTTTAGATTTAAAAAAGGTACTTCTGTACCTTTGATACCCGCAAACTTTTGATCCGTTTAATCTCTTCCTAATGGGGGGTCACTCTGTGTAACCCCTTCTATTGTCGTGATCTACGATTTTGCAGGTTGTTCTAAATAAGAATCGTAATCCCTACTATTTCCACTAAATGCTTTCTTCCATTGGATTCTGACATCTAATATAGTATCTCCTTCGTAATTCTTCCAACTATTTAAACTCTTTTCAACAAAAGTTATATATTGTGGGAATTCTCCATGTAGTTTTACAGCATCTTCTTCTGAAACATTCTTAGTCCTATACAAGCTACATCCACCTTCTGAGTTATTACCACCCATTCTATCAGATGCCCAAGTAGAGTTTTTTATAATAGGGACACCACTTGTCAAAAATTTAAGCCCTAAGTATAAATCCTGTTTGCTTCTATACTTGCTCATATCAGCATCAACAGCTTGATAATAATCGTAATCTACACCCCAAGCAGCATTAGTTCTTGAATTTAAAACATTGTAAGTATCAAGATTATTGTTAGAAGGCCTGTAAGACCACCCAACTATCCCAAAATCTTTAGTTTCAAACATTTCTTTAACCCACATTAAACCATCTATGAAATAATCTTCCATGTGTTGTTCTGTGAAATATTTTGGAGATAACTTTTTTAATAAAAACTTTGTTGTTATATCAAAGTCTTCTTTATATCTTACGTGAAATGATAGACTATCATCTATAAAAAACACATTCCGACCAGCACTTTCTATAATTTTATGTCTAAGTTCTCCAATATCATCATGTGGGATGGCAATTAGATTGAATACTTCTATATCGTTATCCTTATACAACTTTCTTAAATCTTCTATTTCATCTGGGTGAGTAACTACTGTTAAAAAATTAACAACTAACTCTGGTAGATTAAAGATAGTTTTTTGTAATTCCATATCAACTCTACCTCTTGTTGTCATGGTTAATTGAAAAGAATCATTAACCAAAACCATCTTATCTAAATTTTTCATACAAAAATTTTTTTATAGTGTAAAACATTTTATCTTTAAATTTAACTTTTCCTATACCCAACGAAATAAAGATTTCTGGGCTATTGTTTACAGTTATAGAAATCTTTTCTAAAAACTTAATAGTGTTTTCTTCGTCTAATATATAAGACGGCCTAACCCTATTACATCTATCAATATAAAAGCTCCAACGCCAATCTATATACCCTTCATATCTCCTTATATCTCGCAATATGTGGAAATGGTTTCTGCCAACTTTTTTAGCAATATTCCTACTTGTTACCATATTCTTTTTCTTTTAATATTTTTATAAGATCATCCATAGCTTCTAACGAAGAAACCATAACTAACATAAATTCTTCATCATGTGAATCTAAAAATAATTTGAACAATCCCCATTTTTGTTTAAATTTTGAATCAATATTTCTATTACCTTTTACTTCAATTATAACGCCTAATTCACGGCTAAAAAAATCAGGTGTTATTTTAATAGATGGCACAAAAGGTTTCTTAGATTTAACCAATCTACCATTAACTGTAACGTATTCTTTAACTCCCACCCTTTTATACTTACTAATTATAAAGGTTTTACGTTCGTATTCAAAATATTTTAACAATCCAGCATTATGTAATTTATTAGCCATATTAACCTCTAACATACTCTTGTATTCAACATTTAAAAATGTTAAATCAATATTTTGTTTATGTGTTTTGTTACTATCTCCAATACTTGAACGTATTCTGTGGGTCTTTTTCTTACCCAATACTTACTATGTCTGTCCAACCACGACCTTCTTCCCAAATGATATCATAAGATTCTTCTAAACAATCGTCTTCGTAAATAACTAAACAAACTCTTTCTGAATATTCATTCTTGCATAATATACTATTACCTTTTATAAAATCACCTCCAAGATGGTATTTTAATTTTACTCCACGTCTATAACCACGTCTATAACCTTCTTCAATCATACCCCTAATGTCTCTCAAAACAACCTCCTATATGTATTAATTTTTCTAATATAATTACTTCTTCTGTGGGAGTATCTGTATGCTTTACTCCCATAAGAAGAACCTCTCTTATGTCTTTTTTCTTCTCTTTCTGTTACGAACATACCCCATAACAAAAACAATATAGCTATTGCCCAACCCATTCTTCTCTTATTGAATGACCAAATCTAAATATTTTATCTTCCATGTTATTAATTTTTTAATTTATACCTAAAGGGGGTCACCCTAAATAATCATCTCTAATTCGTAAAGATTTCTATTTGGTATTACTTCACCTAATAATCATATACACGAATCTGAGCTGATATCATACTCCTTCCAACTGATTATACGGCTATCAATAATACGGTCTGTTTTATAAATAGTGAAAAATTCTTTTTCTCCATCTGAAGCTCTCCAGCAAGAACCAATAAACCCATTCTCAAATTTTGCAATTACTGGTTGATAATAAGGTGGGCATATTTCATCGGCATCTACCCAATTGCCTTCAAATTTTTTATCTCTCATATTAATAAATTTTCTCGCGCGAGCGATATTATTCTTATTAATAATTTTATATATTATACAATATATATCACTAATTTGTATAATATATTAAACATTAGAAATTCTAATAACATAATATATTCCAGAGATAAAAAGAAACCTCTCTTTATCTTACCTAATTTTTATCCTATAATATACCTATATATAATATTCTACAATAGTAGTATATATAGGGATTATAAAGTGCTGCCACCAAAATTTAGTGGCTGGATAAAAATTAGTTATGTATCTCGTTTTAAAAATATATTATTATTCCGTCGTTTAAATCGGAGAATCCTCAAAGAACCGATACGCAACCCATACAAATAGGGAAAGCGATTAAGACACACTATTAAATCTAATGTAGCATATATTATTCATTAGACCCATTAAAGTCATTTAATGTAGCATTTTTAATACAGCAACGTATCTACCAATTATGTTTACAGTTCGACAATCCTCGCAGCGGGAGGAACTTATCATCTGGCCTTACCAAATCCATTCCACGTTCACATAACATTTTATTTATCCTCTAATAGTTAGAGACCATATTTGATTCAGTAGTTATGGTCTACAGTATCTTTGCTTCTTTTATATCCTTGTATAACTTATTAATCTGGATAGGTAACATTACCAAGTGGTATCTGTGATAAGACACAGAATAAATTCATCATTATCAATAGGGGGTCACCCTGACGTTAATTATCAGTGATACCCGCAAACTTTTGATCCATTTATATTATACCTAAAAGGGGGTCACTCTATGTATTACTCGTTATTGTCCTGATACAAAGATTTCAATTTATTAGAATTTACTCACCCTATTCAGTTAAAATTTACTCCACAGTTATTTTAAATAACTAACAATTTAACATTTCTTCCTCACTATGATTTATAACCAATCTAACGTCATTTACCCTGTTTTAAGGTACACATACCAAAGAGAATAGTTTACGAATCTGAGCTGATGTGGGAATGATTCACTGTGACTTTATAACTGTGAATTGATATTTCGTACCCACTGATGATCAAAATTGGACTTGATAAGCGTATGGT